GTCTAAAACCCTCCTCTTTATCAAAGATCGCTTGTGCCTTGTCTGAAGACATTGCTACAAATGGGTGCTCTTTGGTGAATGTTTGTCCCATAATATCATAACGGAAATTTGGTCTAGTCATTCTAACAAGAACCATATCTGCTGTTAGCTTTTGATTCTTATCAAATCTAGGAGTGACTTCTGTTTCTTCCGCCTCTTCTTCGATCTTCTTAATTGTTTGTTCGTACACTGCCCAGGTTACGCCTTCTTCTGATAGGGCTTCGATAATATCATTTTTGTTTTTTAAGCTGGTTGTTTCAACTGCAAAGTCCTCTGCAATTTTTTTTAGTTCTGCTACCTTTAGGGTGTCGAATGACATCTTATATTCTCCTTTTTCTAGGTCAATTAATTATAGCATTAGTAAATTAAAATGAGAAGCCCCCAAAATTAATTGGGGGCCTCTCTTGCGGATTTAATCCTAAATTATGAAGCTATTTTTACGTTCTTCACTACGACCCAAGCATCTGCTTGTTCGATCTGGACGCCAACACGAGTATACATTGTGTACTCAATTGAGTCCTTACGTGGCCAGAAGAAACGGTAAACAGTTACATCACGCTTGATTCCAACAACAACGTTGTTAGGGAATGTCAAGTGGATATCTCCGTGGTTTCCTGTTTCTAATGTGTAGTCTCCGTCTTGCGCTTCGTTAAGAAGCGGAACTTCGATAATTGGAATACCAAATGCATAAGGTGCTACGTAACCTGCTGGTCCTGAGACTGGCTGTACATCACCACGGATAATGCTTGAAGCAATATCCTGTGGAATTGTCTGGTTAGTACCAATGCTGTTTGCATATAGGAAATCTTGGATCAAGTTTGATCCAACTAGGAAGCGAAGATCAGCACGACGCTGCTTGTACTTACGTGGCAGAGCCTTTAGTGCAGAGTTAAATGCTGCACGAGTAATACCTGCTCCACCGTGATCTACAACACGTCCGTATGTCTTAGCCTTCTTTACAACACCATCAAATGCCTTGTATAGGTTATCACCTGTTAGTGCTGTGTTACCATTTAGGAGAACATCTTCGATGTCGTTTCCTGCCTGTGTTGCCATCATTCTGGCAATATGATCTTCTAGATCTGGACCTTCAATGTTATCTTCTAGAGACTCTGTTGAAAGTTCCCAATCTAAACGAAGCTTCTTTGTTGTCAAAGAAATCTTTGAGAAAGATACTCCCGAATTGCCACCAGTTGTATCAGCTTCGGTTGCTAGAACCATAAGCTTTTCTCCTACTGACATACGGTCAATCTCTGTTGTATCTGCTCTCATTCTTACTGTACGGGCGACTTTACCAATTACGGTTGCATCGAACATATAGTCAAGGAAGCGAGCTGATTGCTCTGGGTTAAGGAGTCCACCTTCACCCTCAGAGCCGATGTGTACTCCGCTAGTAGCTACTGCGGAACCTGTCATGTTAGCTGTAACGTGTGTGTTAGCTGCTACTGACTTTTCTAATAATTCATTGCTCATATATTTTCACCTACCTTTGTTTATCTAATTAATTCGTTTACGGAACCGAGGAAAGAACCGTTCCATTTTGATTTTTTTATTGTACTTACTTCCTGAGACCCGCCAAGGTCTGAGGACTTCTTAATTGCAGTCTCACCTTCTACTGCATCGACACGCTTTTGTACGCCATCAATCGTGTTTCTGATATCTTCAACAGCCTTTGAAAGGACTGCGTGTTGTTCTGCTAGCTCTGTGATTCGGCCATCAATGCTCTTGCTAAAAGTTTCAACTGTTTCTGTAACAGTCTTAACCTGCGCTGCATTTGCATCCGTAGCCTTGCTTAGAGTTTCTGAAAAAAAGCCTTTAAGATCGCCCAACATCTTTGCAAAATCAGGTTCATCAACCTCAACTTCTGATACGTCGGCTGCTTTTTCCAGAGTTTCAGCAGAAGCGTCTGCTACTGCATCTTCTGCAGGAGCTTCTTCAGCAGCTGGCGTTTCTTCAACAACAGGTGCTTCTTCAATAACAGTCTCTTCGACTGTAGTGTTTTCTGTATTTTCGGACACTTCATTACCTCCTTCTGCGTTTGCCTGTTTTGCAATTGTTTGTGTTTCAGGCAACGTGGATCTTGACTTATATAAATCAAGAATTCTATCTATTTCTTTTGACTTGTTTACATCTGATGATTCTACCCAACCTATTAAAGTTGCTGGCTTACCAGAAATTGGTGAATCTAGTATCTTGTCTGTTGATACAAAAACAGAATTGCTATCTTCACAATAAAAAATATTTTCTGTAACTATATCTGCCGCCATACCTTTAAATACCATTTGTCCATTCATTTTCTCAACTGATAAGATATTGCATAATTCATTTGCTGGTGAATCTACAATTGAAAGTTCAACTAACTCATAATCCTTAATGAAACGAACTGTCTCACCATTTGATTTATTAACTTCATTGTCTGACTCTAAAATTTTTCCGCCAATTGAAAATCCTGTTAGGGTGCCATCTAAAACTTTTTCCCACGTATCTTGTGCGCCTTTTGAAATATATGATGTAACATATACGCCGTTATAAAAAGACTTTGACATTGGGTCATAGAAAGTTTCTGGTTTAAAAGAAACAACTTTGCCTACTGCGACTGGCTGATGCATCTCACGGAGATTACCACGGAATCTTTCAAATGCCTTCAGGCTAGCTTCTGATGTAACAACATCTCCAGTTTGATCAATGTTATCTAGCGTTGCAAATCCTGAAACAGTTCTCTTCTCACGATTTACTTTTGTGAACGGAACTGCAAGATGGAGGTTATTTCCACTTGAAGACCAGTTAGATTTTTCAATGTTCATATGCTTAATTTTATCTATTTGTAGATAAAAAGGCAAATAGTGGTTGAGTAAACTTATTCAGCCTGTCTGCCGTCTCCCTGAGCATTTCTTCCTTCACCCGAAATGTCTGGTGAATTAGCCTGTCTTTGTTGATCTCTGAGACGAGTATTATTTGCTTGAGTTCTAATTTCAGCCTGTTGCTGTGGTTTTAATTGAACCATATCGTCTCCGCCATCCAAAGGAATCATGCCTTTTCTAATGCGAACTTCATTGGGAGTAATTACTTGCATTCTTAAATATCTTTCATCAATCTTAGATTGAGTATCCTCATCTGTAAGAGTTAATTCATTAAATTTAAGGAAAAGAGCATCTGTCTTTTCTTCAATAATTTTATTTATTTTCTTCTCTAATGTCATCTGTGCTGGACGACAAACCTGCTCTTTAAATGTCTTATCGGCATCTCTTGCTACCGCCAAATTTACACCTTCTGGGGTACCAATTTTATTAATTGGTACACGGTGAGCTAAAAGAATTTCATCTCTATTTGCCTTGCGATAAAGATTAAATGAAGATTCTTGTGTGCCAGCCTCAATGGGCTCCATCTTAAATTCAACCTTTTGATCTGGGCTATCTGCTGGAAGCGGGATATAAAGAGATCTATGATTCTTTCCTCTTAAGCCTACCTGGAAGAATTCAAGCAATTTTCTTTCTGATTCTGGAGAAAGCTTTGCTCCCTTTACAGTAATAATATATCTTGGGACCGCTTTATTTTCAAAGTAGTCTAGGTTATATTTACCTGCAAATTCATTTCCAGCCAATGCATTTTGTGCTGCAATAATGTCTGGGATTCCATAATAGTTATTTGTAGGGGTATATTTCTTTAAATGAATAACTTCGTTTGGTCTATCTTCTCCGCCTGCAATTGGGCTCTCAGTATCTACATCTCCAAAGTTTCTAAAAAATACAGCCTTGCCATAAAGCAATTGAATAAACCCGTCACGTAAACGGCGAACACGCATTGTCTTTGAGGGAATATGTCCAATGTATCCAATGTTGCCTGCAGTTGTTCGGCTAATTTCAAGGTAGCCGTTACCTGTTGCTTCTAAATCGGTATAAACTTTAATAAGGGTTTGGCTAAAAGTATCTTCATCATTTGTAGAATCAAGCCAAAGCTGTAGGTCTTGCTTTAATTTATTAAGCTTCCTACGTGCTCTTTCTAGTTGCTTGTCATCTGTAATAGAATCAAATGCATCATTAGTTTTTCTTGTCTCTGTAAAATCATAACCTAAGCCAACAATGTTTGCTACCTTAGCATTAATTGCTGCATAGTTATAAGTTGAAATTTCATAAATTCTTGAAAGGTATTCTTGGTTATATGGTGGCTCAACAAGGTCAAACATTGCATATCCAGTTACCGCCTGTTGCAATAAGTTCTGTTGTGTTCCTGTGCCTTCTCTACCTGCAAATGCTTTGGAGAATTCTCTTCCCATTTTGCGACGGAAAGTAGAACTCAATCCAGAGATCTTTCTTAAATCATCTTCTTCAATCATGAACGGATCTGAGTGATCTTTTTCTTTCTTTAATTGAAATAAATCTGAGGCAGAAGAAATTTGAATTCTATCTGTTGACTCTGAATCGTTATCTTGAATAAACTCCATAATTATCTCCCTGGTCCACCTATTACTGCATTCTTTTTATTATAAGCCGCTAGCTCATCTTTATAATTTCCAATATCAAATGGGTCGGGAATTAATCCTTGATCAAGCCTTGCCTTCTGATACTCAAACTGTTCGTCATCAATCTTACGTCTATTGGATAAAAACTTAGGCTGCCCAACATCAATTCCAAAAGATGACACCTCTGATGCCAAGGCGGATATGTTTGCCTTATTGCCTTTATGTGATGCTATTGATAAGTAATTACCCTCATCATCGCCAATCCATCTTCCGTCTGGCATTTCCCACACATAGATTCCAAGCGTGGTTTCTTCAATTACTGTCTGATTGACCTTTTTAATCTCCATAGTATTTTATTTTACCATTCTTTGGTATCAAAGTCCAGCTTTTTGTCAGGCTAGGTGACAAAATTATGTGTTTTGGATTACAATCCAGTCATTATCATAGTAGTCTACAGAGTTTTCTGTCACTGTAATGGAAGGAGAATTATCGTCAGCTACCGTAGAAACGTTATTATATAGATATAGGTTATAGTGTGTTAAAGCATTTGTTGCGGTGAATTCTGCTGGATATATGCCAAAACTCTGGAATAATGCAGGGACTGCGCCAGATGAAGAATGTGAAAATTTTATTTGCCCGCTAACTGCAGCAGTAAAAACAATTACAACATGGTGTAGCTCGCCTAATTTAAATACGTTTGAAACACTTGTCTGTGATGCTTTATTTACTCCATTTACATAAATAGCGGCTATATTGGTCTTGCTTATAGTTCCGCCGCCTGACCATGAATAGTTTGAGGCAGCATAGGATCCACCAGATGCTGTTGAAATAAATCCGCTAACTGTCAATGCATAGGGGGTATAAAAAAATTCTAATGTTTTAATTGAGGAGGCTGTATTAATATAAAACCCAGAGTTTGCAATAGTCCTTATTCCATTTCTGGCATTTCTTGAAAGAATAGGATATTTGTTATTTCCAATTGTCATATCATATACTGAGACTCCAGCAAGTCCTTCTAATGTAGAAATATAGCTGGAGCTATTTGAAGCGTATGCAATTTGATTATTATAAAATTTAATTTGAAGAGTAGACAATTTAGGTAAATACTTGCTGCTATCTGTTGTTGACATAGTTATCTTTAAATAGATTTGTTTATTACCATTAAAACTTGCAATGGTAAATTGTGGGATGCTCTGTCCATTTTGGCAAGCCTGATATGTTGTGCCATCTATTGAGACTTCTACTGTTATTCCTTCCGTCCCGCCCCATTCTATTTTTGAAGAATCTAAAACTGCAGCATATGGTAAAGATATATAGTCTGTCAAAACAACAGTTTTTGATCCTGTTGATTTTTTAATTGATAGGGATTGCTCTGAATCATTGTAGTATAAATCATCTGTAATAAAATATTCCCAACTCTTATTTCCAGGATAGGAGTAAATAAACTGAGTAGAAATATTTTCATCGTATATGTCAAATAGCTCTCCGCTGTCTGGGTCTACAATTTGAATAGGGGAAATTTGAGATGCTGCTAAATAATGATTTTTTATCTGAGATCCAGATAAAGCATATCTATAAATGCCAACGCTATTAATTAAAAAATAATCATTTGCATTTAATGTTGGTCCAGATGCTAATGATAAGGATGTATTTGTAAAGGCAACTGAACTAAGAGATTTTGTAGAAACAATCTCTCCATCTATATAAATACACATTAGTGTTGGACTATATGTTGCAACAATATAATGAACTTTGTCTATATTGTAAAGAGTATGTGATAAAGTTTCTGCGTTTATTTTAAATGTTATATTGCCTTTATCATAGAACAATCCAATATCTTCTGCCGTATCCGCCAAAATTACTGTTTCATTGCTTGTTGTAAACTTTGGATATACCCATGCTTCTAAGGTAAAATCATTATCATATGAAGTTGATGTTGCAAGTTGGCTTGTTGTTGAGCTTGCCGTATAATCATTGTCAAGTGTGTACTCGACATAGGTTGTGGTTGTTACTTTTGCTGCTGCGCTATTTCCAACAACCAATGGAATAAGACTTGTTGTGAATGTTCCAGTATATAAGCCATCGTTTTCGCAACCAGAATAATCTAATGCGGGCGAGCCAGAAGAAAAATCATCCAGTGGGTAGTAGGCAATTGGATAGTCAGAAAGTATTACATTTTTATAAGACATCTTAAAATTATATCACCTTAAATGTTATGATAGTAATACCTACTGAATATATACTTTTTCTGAGACCCACATCTGGTACCCCATAAAAGTAATAAGTTCAATTCCAAATTCGCTTCCCTCTACCGTTTTTAAATATTTTTCATGGTACGGGTATTTACACAAAAAAAGCTTATTATGGCCAATAGCAAAGGGAACTAAAGTAGGGAATGTTCGCAAGTACTCTACCAAACCATCCATTACCCCTAGCCAGTGGGGATGGGTAATGTCGTCTAAAATTACTATGCCTGTATCGCTAACATATTTTTCTGCTAACTTTAAGTCATTTAGAGTATGTGTCTTTGTATGTCCACCATCTATAGAGAAGTATCTAATAGATCCTGGCTTTATTAAAGAAGAAATTTCTGACTGAGTTTTACCTGAAATTGAGTCACCTTTAATGATATTGACCTTCTTGCCCTTAAAATTGTCATAGTTTTTTAAGTTATCCTTAAATGTACTACTGGAGCCTTGACCACCATTAGAATCACTATTAAGATGTTGATCTTCAAAAATATCTATGGCGTATGAATTTTCTTCTGTGTTAATCATATTTCGAAGAAGAAGAAAAAAACGACCCATATAAACTCCAATTTCTGCTACCCCTCCCTCTTTATTCCAATCAACATTAAGCACTTTCATAAATTCTGGTAGGGTGCGTACTACCCATCCGCCAACTTTAGTAAAGCCATCATTAAGATACTTGTCATAATCTGACTCAACAAAGTCTTCGCCGATTCCCATAAAGTCTAAATTTGATTTAACTGATAA